ATCAATTTCTCTCCCCGAGCCCGGATTGTGCTGCTACCGCTACAGGAACGAGTTAGCGAACAGGCCTGATAAGGGGGCGACCTCATGCAGCGTCCCTGCGATGTGTGCGGCGAGTCCTACGAGGCGCAGCGCAAGACGTCGAAGTATTGCTCGAGCCGCTGCAGGGTAAGCGCCCAGCGCGGTGCGTCCGATGTTCCGGTGGCGGTCATCCCGCCGGCGGATGCGTCTGAAACCGGCGATCTTGAGACGGCTACGGCCGCCGAACTGAGGGAAGTGGAGCGCGATCACTCCCCCTTGGGGTTAGCGGCCATCGCTCTGGCCCGCAGAGTCGACACTGGCCGCGACACCGGGTCTGGAATGGCCGCCCTGGTGCGGCAACTTGGTGCCACTTTGACCCTCGCCAAGGCCGGTATCGAGGCTGGACAGACCCCTCTGGACCGCGCTAAGGACGAACTCGCAGCCCGCAGGGCCCACAGTGCGTGAGCCGGCCTGGAAATGGGTGCCTCCATATCGGCAGACCTTTGGGGATCTGGCTGCCGATGTAGGTGCGCAACTTGGCATGGTCATGGACGAAGAGCAGCGGATGATCCTCGATGCTATCTTCGCCGAGAATGACCCCGGATCTCCGGCGTGCTTCTCAGTCGGGATCGTCGCGCCGAGGCAGAACCTCAAGACGGCGACCCTCGAAATCGCCGCCCTGACAGACGTCTTCGTCCTGGGTGAACCGCTGCACGCGTGGACGGCGCACCTGTTCGACACGGCACAGAAGACCTTCACCCACATGTGCCAGCTGATCGAAGGGAACTCGGACTTCAGTCGGCGGGTCAAGCGGGTCAGTAAAGCGAACGGCGACGAGGCGATCGAGCTCATCACCGGCGAGCGGATCGAGTTCCACGCCCGCTCCAAGGGTGGCGGTCGCGGTATTACCGGCGACAAGATCACCTGGGACGAGGCGCTCTTCTTGCAACCCAATGAGACCGGCGCCCTGATGCCGATCCTGGCAACCCGCAAGGGGGCCCAGGTGAGGTATGGATCCTCCGCCGGCTTCGTAAATTCCAGTGTTCTACGTCGTATCCGCGACCGCGGGCGTACCGGCGGGCATCCACGAAGCGCATGGTTCGAGTGGTGCGCCCCTCAGGTCGAGTGTGACGACCCGGCTTGCTCGCATGAGGTCGGGGTTGTCGGCTGCGTCGCTGACCGTCTGGACCTGCTGGAGATCGCGAACCCGGCGTACGGCCGCCGGATCACCGCCGAGCGGATCCAGGACTTCCGCGGGGACATGCCTCCGAACGAGTTCATCCGGGAGTTCCTTGGCTGGTGGGACGAGCCTGGCACTGCTGACGCCGCCTTCGGCCCTGGCAAGTGGGAGAAGTGCGCCGGCGATCCGCCTCAGGGAGTCCCACTGGGCGCTCTGGGGATCGCCGCATCGATGGACATGACCCATGGCGCCATTACCGCAGCGGCCCGCGAGGACGCCATCACGCATCTGAAGCCGCTGCATCACGCACCGGGAACCGCCTGGATGCCGGATCGCGTAGCGGCGCTGCAGCAGCAGCACCGCTGTGACGTGGTGATCGACGGTCGCGGTCCTGCCGCGGTACTGATCCCGACACTCGAGCGGGCCGGCGTGAAGCTCCGGGTGGTCGACACCCGTGAGGTTCTCGACGCCTGCGCGACCCTGCTGGACCTGGTCAGGGAGCGGAAGGTGCAGCACGCCTCCTACCCAGAGCTCGATCTCGCCGTCGCTGGCGCGGTGAAGCGCATGGTGGGCGACCGGTGGGCGTGGGGCCGGAAGGTGTCCAGCGCCGACATCTCCACCCTCGAGGCCGCGACGTTGGCCGCCTGGTCCACATCCGAACCCGTTCCGGTATCCGCGTACGAGACACGAGCAGGGGTCGAGGTGATCTGATGGGCCTGTCCGACGCCCTGCGCCGCCTGCGTGGCTCCCGGCCGACGCACCAGGGCCAAGAGGTCATCGTCACCTACGGTCACCTGCACGACGAGGTCATGGGTATGCACCCGGCCGAGGTGTGGCGCACCCAGCCTCACCTGCGGACCGTGGTCACTTTCATGGCCCGCAACATCGCGCAGCTGGGTCTGCATACATTCCAACGCGCCGGCGAGACCGACCGCCAGCGGGTCCGTGACGGAGCGATGGCGCTGACCCTGCAGCGGCCGAACGCCAACACGACCAGCTTCGAACTCGTCTACGGCCTCGTCGCGGACATTGCCTTGTACGACGTGGGCTACTGGCACTTCGCCAAGGACGCCGACTCTCCGTCGGGCTGGTCGATCTACCGGCTGCCGCCGGACTGGGTCACCCCCCAGGGCGGGGATGCGTTCGGGTACGCCAACTACGTTGTCCACGCCAACGGTGGATCGGCTCCGGTCGAACTCCCGGCCGAGACGGTGATCGACTTCCATGGCTGGAACCCGACCGACACCCGTTACGGCTCGTCGCCGGTGTCGGCCCTGAAGGCAATCCTGGCGGAGCAGATGATGGCGGTGAAGTACCGCCAGGGCGTCTGGACCCGCGGCGGGAAGGCATCCTCGGTGATCACCCGGCCGGCCGGAGCGGCGTGGTCGCCGGAGGCGCGGGAGTCTTTCCGGACCGACTGGAACTCCAAGTACACCGGGGACGGTCCGAGTGTTGGCGGTACGCCGATCCTCGAGGACGGCATGACCATCAACAAGCTCGACTTCAACGCCCATGAGCAGCAGTTCGTAGAGGCTGCGAAGCTCGCCCTCTCCACTGTGGCGTCGGTCTACCACGTCAATCCGACGATGGTCGGCGTGCTGGAGAACGCGAACTACAGCAACGTCCGCGAGTTCCGCAAGATGCTGTACGGAGACACCCTCGGCCCCGTCCTCGCGATGATCGAGGATCGCGTCAACACGTTCCTCGTCCCGAAGCTGGACCCGCGCGACGGCCTGTATGTCGAGTTCAACATCGCCGAGAAGCTGCAGGGCAACTTCGAGGAGCAGGCTACGGCCCTCCAGTCGTCGGTCGGCGCGCCGTACATGCTCCGCTCCGAAGCCCGCGCCCTGTCGAACCTGCCCGCTATCTCCGGCGCGGATGACTTGATCGTCCCGCTGAACGTCCTCGTGGGTGGTCAGGCGTCGCCGCAGGACTCGGTCCCGAAGGCTTACGCAGAGGTGCTGCGAAAGTTCCTGAAGCGACAGATGGCGGTCGTGAAGTCCCGCATCGGAGTTGCCTCCGACTGGTGGGACGCCGACCGGTGGGACAAGGAACTGTCCGACGACCTGTACCTGCTGTCGGAGGATCGCGAACTCGCGTCACGGTTCGGACGGTCCTTCAATGCCACCACCCGGGGACTTATCGACGACGCCCTCAAGGCCGGCGGCGACCTGGATGCGGTGTTCACCGCACGCCTGTCTAACCCCCTGGAGGGGCTGTGAAGATCAAGAACCAGCAACTCGGCAAGGTCAAGGCGGGCCCCGACGATGGGCTGAAGGAAGGCGAGTTCATCGTCTACCCGTCGACCTTCACCAAAACCCCGGACTCCTACGGTGACATCGTCGCTCCCGGCGCATTCCTCGACGACCTCAAGGCTTGGAAGGCCTCCGGCAACGTCATGCCCGGCCTGTACGGGCACCGGATGGACGACCCGGACTTCTTCGTCGCCGGCGCCGCGGAGTACGGCGAGGACGATCACGGCTGGTGGGTGAAGGGTCAGTTCGACCTCGAGTCCCCGAAGGGCCCCCAGGTGTACCGCCTCGTGAAGGGCCGCCGGCTGAACCAGTTGTCCTTCGCCTACGACACCCTCGACGAAGGCTCGGTCGAGCTCGAGGACGGAGTCACGGCCAACGAACTGCGGAAGCTGAAGGTGTACGAGTTCAGCTTCGTCCCGATCGGCGCGAATCAGGACACATCCGTGGTCGCCGTGAAGGCCACCACGGATGCGCTCACCAGCGCCGTGAAGGAAGGCCGCGAGCTTGCCTCCGGCCACATCGACTCCCTGCGCTCTGCGCAGGATGCCCTCTCCGCCGTCATTAAGGCGTATGAGGGAGACCAGGAAGCGAAGGCCAGCACAGAGGGCCAAGCCAAGGTCGAGGAGCCCCCAGGGGTCAAGACCGAGGAGCCGCACCCGGACGTGTCCGTCGACGAAGACCTGGCGGCAACCATCCGAATCCTTAGCCTGAAAGGCTGAACATGAATCTCAAGGAGACGCGGACCGCCAAGCTCGCCGAAGCAACGGCGATCGTGGACGGCGCGAAGGCCGCAGTGCGGGCCATGACCGAGGACGAGAAGAAGGCGGTCAGCGAACTGCTCGAGTCCGTCGAGACCCTCGACCAGAAGATCAAGGCCGCTGACGAGGACCAGGAGCGCCTGACCCGTCTGGCGACCCTGACCCCCGAAGCGCAGGCCAAGGGTAAGCCGGAAGACGACCCTGCCAAGGCTGCCATGGCCAAGAGCCTCGGCGACCACTTCATCAAGCACGTCGGCTCCCGCCTGAAGGAGCTCGCCGGTCAGGGCAACGTGACCCTCGGAGCTCCGGAGTTCAAGGCCGCGACCGACAACCAGGTCACCACCGGCGCCGTGTGGACCCCGGTCCTCACCGAGTACGACCGCACCATCGTCCGGGGCAACCGGACCCGCCTCGTCGTGGCCGACCTGCTGGGCTCCGGGACGATCTCCGGGAACGCGATCAGCTACTTCGTGGAAGGCGCCATGGAAGGCGCATTCACGACCGTCGCCGAGGCCGGCGCCAAGCCGCAGCTGCACGTGGTCGACCCGACCGCGGTGGTCGACGGCCTGAAGAAGATCGCCGGCTTCATCAAGTTCACCGACGAGATGGTCGAAGACCTCGACTTCTACGTCTCGGAGATCAACAACCGGCTCCTGTACGTGCTGGCGAACTTCGAGGAGCAGCAGCTCCTCAACGGCAACGGCACCGGCACCAACGTGCTCGGAATCCTGAACCGGTCCGGCATCCAGACGTCGGCAGGCCTGACCACCGCCGTCCACGCCGACCGCGTGTTCGAGGCGATGACCTCCATCTCGACCGTGTCCGGCCTCGATGCTGATGGCATCGTCATCCACCCGACCGACTACCAGCGGTTCCGGCTGATGAAGGACGCCAACATGCAGTATTTCGGCGGTGGGTTCTTCGCCGGCGAGTACGGCAACGGCACCATTACCGCCCAGCCGCCGCTGTGGGGTATGCGCACCGTCGTTACCCCGGCGATCGCGGTCGGCGTAGTCCTGGTTGGCGCGTTCTCCCAGGCGGCCACGGTGTACCGCAAGGGTGGCGTTCGGGTCGAGTCGACCAACTCGCACGCCTCGGACTTCACGTCGAACCTGATCACCACCCGCGCCGAGGAGCGCATCGCTCTCGCGGTCCGCGTCCCGAGCGCGTTCAACAAGCTCACCCTGACCGTCGCGTAAGGAGCCTGAACCATGGCAGATCTGAAGGAATACACGGTCAACATCAACGGTGTCGAGACCACGATGCAGCTCGACGCCGACGACCTGAAGCGCTATCAGGCCATCCACGGCGAGGACAACGTCAAGCAGGCGCAGGTGGCCAACAAGGCTCGCTCCGCCTCGGACAAGTCCGGTGGTAACTGACCCGATCGTCACCACCACCGACCTGACGGCGTATCAGGGTGGTGACGCCGATTCGCTTCTCGAGCAGGCCACCGCCATGGTGCGGAGGTACTGCGGGTGGCACATCACTCCCAGCGCCGCCGAAACCGTCAGGTTGGTGGGATCGGGCACCTCGGTGCAGATGCTTCCATCCCTCCACGTCGCCGGCATCACGTCGGTGACGTATGACGGGGACGCCCTCACCTCGGATGACTACGAGTGGTCCGAGGTGGGGTCCGTGTCGCTACTGAAGGACGGCCCGTACTTCAGTCAACTGTGCGGATACCCCACGAAGCCGATCGTCGTCGAGTTGACCCACGGCTACGATGAGGCACTCGATCTCGGGGGGGTCATCCTCGGTCTCGTGACTCGAGCGCAGAACTCCCCCAAGGGTGTGACGCGCTCGCAGGCGGGGCCGTACTCGGACTACTACGCCGAGGGCGGGTTCCTCGCCGACGACCTAGCGATCCTCGACCGCTACCGTCTCCCACCACGGCCATGATCGCCGACAAGACTCTCGGCCACCTGGTCTACGTCGCCGGCGCCAAAGATGCCCACAACAACCCGGCCGACTCGTGGCTCCCGGCCGTCGCCGTAAGTGTCTACGGGTGGGGCCCCCGGGTATCCCTAGCCCAGGCCGAACCGGGTGGAACCCAGATACTCGAGGGCCGGGATGTCTACGCCCCGAGGACCTGGGCTGTCGGCGCCAAGGACAAAGTCCGCATCGACGGTGATGACTGGACCGTTCAAGGTGACCCGGACGACTGGTCCACCGGCCCCCTGGGACGGAGTGTCGGACAGAAGGTCGTCCACCTGAAGCGCGTGGAAGGCGGCCGGTGATGGCTCAGTCCTTCAAGATGAACCGCAAGGCGATGCGGGAGATCCTCACCTCCGGCGACGTCGAGCTCGAGTTGTTCCGCCGGGCCGACGCGATCAAGGAAGCCTGCGACCCCGACGGCCACCTCGGCGAGGATGCCTACATCGCCGTCAGCGGCAAGGGTAAGAGTCGCTCCCGCGCCTCGGTGATCGCGGTCACCCGGTACGCCCGGAACAGCAACGCGAAGCACAACACGCTCTTGCGGGCGCTCGATGCGGGCAGGGGGTAGTTCATGTCCGAGCCGGAGGCTCCTCCCAGCACGGCGCACGTCATGGCCGTGTTCGCCAAGGAACTCGAAGCTGAAGGGTTCGCTGAGGAGCGCGTCACTGCACTGCTCGCGGTTGCCCTTCAGCACGAACTCCGCTCCTCCGAATTGATGCTGCTCGATGTCTGAGGTCATCGCCTTCCCTGACGCCGAGGCCCTCGCCATCGCCTGGCTGACCGGCAAGCTGGGCGCCGGCGTGGAGATCTCCTCCAAGGTTCCCAACCCCCGGCTGGCCAAGTTCGTGAAGGTCACCCGGACTGGTGGCGTGCAACGCGACATCTCCGCCGATGATGCCCAGCTGACCTTCGAGTGCTGGGGTCTCGATGAGATCGACGCCTCCGCCATCTGCCG